ATCCGAAATCATATCCTCTTTAAAAGCATAATTTATAAAATTTGGTCTGTAAGATAATCTCTCTGCTATTTTCAAAAATACACCACCCAAATATTCTGACACAATAGGTGGTTCTTGATTATTATTAATTGCCTTTTGATATTCCTTTTTATATTTAATCATTTCCTCTAGGAACAAAGCATTATCTACATAATGAATAGATTTTCTTTTAGCCATACACCTCCATTTCTATTAACAAATCTATTACCATTATAACACATATCTCCAAATAGTCAAGTCTTGA